AATATTATACGGATGGCCGCTTTGCAATTGGGCCTAGCCCAATGGGCCTTATCATACCTTTTCAGAATTACAATTATGCCATTTGGTGTCCACATATAAATAAGACCCCAGACACCGATTGCATAGCAGAGTTTGAGAGACACCAATTGACCAGTCAATGCCTCCTCCTAATAAATTCAGAATAAATGCCAAAAACTATTTCCTCACATATCCACGCTGTTCTCTTACCAAAGAGGAGGCACTTTCCCAAATTAAAGCCCTAGAAACACCAATTTCTAAATTATTCATCAGAATCTGCAGGGAACTCCACGAAGATGGAACTCCTCACCTGCATATCCTCATCCAATTCGAAGGGAAATTCCAGTGTAAAAATCAAAGATTCTTCGATCTCATATCCCCAACCAGGTCAGCACATTTCCATCCAAACATTCAGGGAGCTAAAAGCTCATCAGATGTTAAATCATACATGGAAAAAGACGGAGACGTGCTTGATCATGGAATTTTCCAGATCGATGGACGATCGGCTAGAGGAGGTTGCCAATCTGCCAACGACGCATATGCCGAGGCACTCAATTCAGGGGCCAAAGCATCGGCCCTCAATATATTAAGGGAGAAAGCTCCCAAAGATTTTGTTTTACAGTTCCATAATTTAAATAATAATTTAGATAGGATTTTTACTCATCCAATAGAAATTTACATTTCTCCTTTTTGTTCTTCTTCATTCGACCAAGTTCCAGAGGAACTTAATGAATGGGTTTCCGCAAACGTTGTCAATGCCGCTGCGCGGCCATTAAGACCGATAAGTATTGTGGTAGAGGGCGATAGTAGGACAGGGAAGACGATATGGGCCAGGTCTTTGGGACCACATAACTACTTATGCGGACATTTAGATTTAAGTCCAAAAGTGTACAACAACAGTGCCTGGTATAACGTCATTGATGACGTCGATCCCCACTATCTAAAGCACTTTAAAGAGTTCATGGGGGCCCAAAGAGACTGGCAAAGCAACACCAAATACGGGAAGCCAGTTCAAATTAAAGGGGGTATTCCCACTATCTTCCTCTGCAATCCAGGACCACATTCCAGCTATAAAGAGTTCTTGGATGAAGAAAAGAACAGCGCACTTAAAAATTGGGCTGTAAAGAATGCAATCTTCGTCACCCTCGAGGGCCCACTCTACTCAGGTACCCATCAAAGTGCGACACAGAATCGCCAAGAAGACAACTAGAAGAAGACGAGTTGATCTCCCTTGTGGGTGTTCATTTTTCGTCGCTCTCAAGTGTCATAACCATGGATTCACGCACAGGGGAACCCATCACTGCAGCTCAAGGAGAGAATGGCGTATATATCTGGACGGTCAACAATCCCCTGTATTTCAAAATAACACAACACCACGAGAGGCCATTCATGATGAAACACGACGTAATCACAGTGCAGGTCCAGTTCAACTACAACCTGAGGAAAGCGTTGGGGATACACAAATGTTTTCTAATCTGCCAAATCTGGACTCGTTTACGTCCTCAGACCTCGCGTTTCTTAAGAGTATTTAAATATCAATGTATGAAATATTTAGACATGTTAGGAGTAATTAGCATCAACAATGTAATTAGAGCAATTAATCATGTATTGTACAATGTATTGGAAGGCACAATTGATGCACATCTCTCAAATATAATAAAATTCAACATTTATTAATTCTGAACAGAATCATAGAAATAGATCCTGATTTTCAAAGTAGCATACACTGGATTACTAGCATGAGTACATGCCATATACAATAACAAAGCATTCTCTGTGTGGTTATCATACTTCGCAGCCTCTTGATGGTTATACGTCACATGGTTGTTGACCTTCATGAATTTCCTAACTATAGCCTGTTCCTTGCTTGCATATTGACCACCCGTCACGGTCGCCTGGAAACGCCGAATGACTTGAAATCGATCTCTATTGTCGTTCTTCACGGTGGCCGTACTGGGCTCATTATCATACATGTTGAACACCTGACCAAAATCCTGTGGAGTACCAAATGGTCTCCTATCACGAACCAAGAAGAACATGACAGTATTAGTATGATTCTTGGTCTTAATATTCTCATCCATCCAAATTTTTCCCAACACATACACAGACTTAATACAGAACCTCTTACCAACACGATGTGTCAGCCCATTACCGCGGGTGACATCAGAGACACAAATTACCTTACCTACATGGGCTACATCATGACGTTGTTCATAGGACTGGACCTTACATGGGCCTTCACAGCCCCGAGGAACATCAGGGCTTTTGTACATCCTGTAGATCCTGGGCTTTCTGTTCATGGGCCGGTTGGCCCATGACCTCCTTTTGTTTGTGACGAGGACAGTAGGGGCAGCAGCACGGCTGACATATGGGCTGTCGAAGTTCAATCGGCGACGAACCTTGGAGGCGGGAGTGGAAATGACTATATCTGCGGGACGCTTCGACATAATCCCTAGCACGAATCACCAAGATGAGATCACGTATTAGGTCGTAACCTAATGTGTCGGGAGAGTATGTATTTTCTACTAGTTGCAAATATTTAATTGCTAACATACACCTAAAACCATGTACGGTCTCAGGGAACTCGTTTAGTAAAGGATCCCACATGTTTAACGTGGGTACTTGGGGACCAAGATATATAGGGGACCATTTAATAATTAAGCATTGAGGAGCGGATATGATTGGACAGCAGCATGTGTGGGGACCACTTAAAAAAAATCGCGGCCATCCGGT